ATGGCGCGGCAGTACCGCGCCATGTCACCGGACGATCGCCGCAGCCGTGCCCAGCGGCGCCGCGAGCGCGAGGCCGATGCCGATCCAGAGACCGCGGCGCTGCGCAAGGCCAAGCGCTCGGCGACGCTCAAGCGCTACTTCGCCAGCCGCCGGGACGACGCCGAGTTCATGGCGCGGCGCGTGGAGTACCTGCGGCGCTGGCGGCAAGAACGGCGCCTCGACGAAGAGTTCGACGCCTTCGTGGCGAGATTGGAGGCCGAGTGATGGCGAACAAGAGCGAAATCATCCGCCTCGCTCTCGAAGGCTTGCCCCCGCGGGAGATCGCGGCGCGGACCGGGGCAACGAGCAATCACTGCTCGGCGGTGATCAGCAAGGCGAGATCCACCGGCACCGACATCACCCGCTTCGGTCCGGGACGCGCCGCCACGGTGAATGGCCGTGCGAACCGTGCCCTGGTCATCTCTGCTGACATCGCGCGGGACCTGGAGCCCTTCGCCGATCGACGCGGCGTGACCGTCCAGGAGATCGTGCGTCGGCTGGTGACAGCGGTGGTCGAGGACGGGATCGTCGATGCGATCCTCGACGACGGGGAGCAGGCGACATGATCGAGGCGCAACCCCTCCCGAACACGCCGACAGGCGGCGGCGTCTGCTTCTGCTGCCGGCGCCGCGACGACGGCCTCGGCTTCATCGTCAATGGCAAGCCGCCCAAGATCCTGTGGTCCTGCCGCGACCATGTCCACCTCGCAGAGAAGGCCCATCGCATGCCGCGCCGCGAACTCGATCTCCTGGAGCAGGACGCTTTGCAGGACGCCGGAGCGGCGGCCGGCGGCTATCTGGACTGCATCGGCAAGACCGATCTCGCGACCCTGGACGGGGTGCAGTGGGTGTCGTTCCTCAGGATTATGCTGGACACGTTCGGAAAGTCTCTTGCCGAGAGGCTCGCAAGCAACGACCCGCCGTTTTGAGGTGAGCCATGGCGAAGCCGAAGAACTTCGACACGTGGCCGCCGGAGCGGCAGGAGGCGTGGCGGGAGAAGGATCGTGAGGCGAAGCAGCGTTGGTTGGCGAAGCCGGAAAGCCTCGAGAAGCAGCGCGAGGCGGATCGGCGCTGGCTGGAAGCACCAGAAAACCTCGAGAAGAAGCGCCAAGCGAAGCGGCGCAGGCTTGCGACGCCGGGAGCCCTGGAGAAGCTCCGCGAGGCGGATCGGCTCCGGGCTTCAAAACCGGAAGTCATGGCGAGGCAACGCGATGTTAGACGGATCCGCCGCCGCTTCGACTACTTCATGGGGCGCCTCGCGGAAGACGAAGCCGCCGGCATCGTGCCGGATCCAGAATACGAAGTCGTGAGGAACCCGACATGACCACGGCCTATCCGCTCACATGGCCCGACGGCTTCCCGCGGGCGCCGCGGCGGGAGAAAGGGCAGTTCCGCACGACCTTGCCCGGGGCGCTCAAGAACGTCCGCGACAGCCTCCGCCTGTTCGGCAGCGACAGCGGGCGTGCCATCACCGACGTCGTGCTGTCGTCCAACGTCACCCTCGGGGAGGAACGCCCCAAGGATCCTGGCGTCGCGGTTTGGTTCGTCCGGGATGGCGAGCAGCGGTGCATTCCAGTCGACCGCTACGACACGCCGGCGGCCAACCTACAGGCCATTCATCACGTCCTCGAGGCCCGCCGCGTCGAACTCAGACATGGCACCCTCGCGCTCATGAGGGCGACCTTCCGCGGATTCGTGGCGCGCCTGCCGGGGCCGTCTGCGAGGCCGTGGCACCAGGTCCTGTCGGTCGCGGCCGATGCGTCTGTCGACGAGATCCGCGCGGCCTACAAGCGCCTGGCGCGCGAACGGCATTCCGACCATGGCGGATCGGATGCCATGATGGCCGAACTGAACGCGGCGCGCGACGACGCATTGAGGGCGAGGACCTGATGGCCAAGCTTCCGTGGACGATCGATCCCGCCGATTTCCAGGACGACACCCCCGCGCCCTTCACCGGCTTGCCGGACCTGCCGGCGATCGTCGAGCTGCGCTCGCATCGCCAGTGGGTCGCCTGGACCTACGAGGACCGCGGCGGGCCGAAGCCGACGAAGGTCCCCATCAACCCGCGCACCGGCGCCAAGGCCAGCACCAAGGTCGCCGCGACCTGGGGCACGTGCGAGGAAGCCGAGCGCCGCGTCCTCAGGTCCGACGGCGCCCTTTCGGGCGTCGGGTTCGTGCTGACGGCCGGTGACGAGTTCGTCGGCATCGACCTCGACGACGTGGTCGACGAGCGCGGCACCCTCGCGCCATGGGCCGCCGAGGTGGTCGGCTACGGCGAGACCTACGCCGAGCTGTCGCCGTCCCGCCGCGGGATTCGCATGATCGCCCGCGGCACGCTGGCTAAGGCCGTCAAGCAGGGTGATGCCGGCGTCGAGCTCTATTGCGACGGCCGCTACGTCACCATGACCGGCGACCACCTTACCGGCTCACCGGAAGAGATCCGCCCTGCACCGCGCACCATCGCCGCCTTGATCGGGCGCGCCGAGGCCGCGAAGCGGGCGGCCGGTGAGCGAAAGGAAATCACCGAAAAAGCCCTGGATCCCGCGGAAAACAGGCGGCCGGTCGCCACCATGGGAATCACCTCCGACCCGCGGTTGGTGGCCTACGTCGAGCAGGCGTTCCGCGACGAGCTGCTGGGTCTTGCGACCGCAGGCAAAGGCTCGCGGAACAACCAGCTCAACCAAGCCGCCTTCTCCCTGTTCCAGATGGTCGCGGCCGGATGGTTGTCGGCCGCCGAAGTCAACGCGGCGCTTGTCGACGCCGCCACCCAATGTGGTCTGGTCGCCGACGACGGCATGCCGCAGGTGCTCCGGACCATCTCGTCGGGCCGCGCTGCCGGCATGCGGCAGCCGCGCGAGGTCCCGCGCGACATCATGGAGGCGCACGAGGACGCCGAAGCCGGCGCGCGGATCGTGGCGGGCCTGAAGCGCGGCGAGCGGGTCGACCCGGAAACCGGGGAGATCACCGATATCGGGATTCCGATAACGGAACAGGATCAGGGCGTTGCACGCAAGCCGGACCTGGTTCCGGCCTTGGAGTGGCACGGGGAGAGCGACGAGGCTCCGATCTCCTGGACGGTCAAGCACCTCGTCCCGTCGGTCGGGTGCGGGCTGATCAGTGGGCAGTGGTCGGCCGGCAAGACCTTCGTGGCGCTGAACCTCAGTGCGTCGGTGATGACCGGGGCGCCGTTCGTCCGCCATCGCGTGAAGCGGCGCGGCGGCGTGCTCTACGTGCTCGCCGAGGGGCAGGCCGGGTTCAGTCTGCGCATGAAGGCGCTCGGCCGCCGGACCGTGATGCAGGCGATCGAGGACGGATACGGCGACGACATCGACCCGAACCGGATGCCCTTCGCACGTCTTCGCAAGCTGTCTCCGATCATCGAGATGCGGGGGAAGGTGCCATCGCGCGGTCGCGGTTATGCCGAGCTGCTCGAGGCCGCCAAGAAGGCCGACGCCGAGATGCGCCGGCGCTTCGATCTGCCGCTCGCGATGATCGTGCTCGACACGGTGATGGCCCTCGGCGGCATCGCCGACAAGAACAGCGCGGTCGAGACCGCGGCCTTCATGCAGGCTTTGGCGGCGATCGGATCGGAGACCGGAACGTTCGTCTTCGCCGTCGACCACATGGGCAAGGACCGCGAGAAGGGAACGTCCGGCTCGCATCAGATGGAGGCCAACGCCGACGTCGTGCTCGGCATCGTCAGCGAAATGGACGAGGGCGCCCGCGAGATGATCCGTTCGCTCGAGGTCCGCAAGAACCGCGAGGGCGCGTCCGGGGCCGAAGTGCCGTTCTCGCTCGCGATCGAAGAGTTCGGCGAGGACGAGGACGGCGATCCGGTCACGTCCGCCGTGGTCGAATGGGCGCCGCCGTCGGAGGAGATCAAGGAGGTTCCGAAGGCCCGCTCGCGCCGCGTGCCCAAGGCCCAATCCGCCCTCATGAAGGCGTTCGACATGGCCGCCGGGGATCACGGCCGGTGGATCTATCCTCACGGCGGCGACGGGCCGCGGGTGTTCGCCGTGCTCCGGGAGGACATTCGCGAGGCGTTCTACAAGGTCTACGTGGTCGACACGGATGACGTTGACGGGGCCGTTCGGAAGGGGTTCGTCCGAGGCATCGACTACGCAACCGAGGCGGGTGCGATCGAAGTTCAGAACGTTCATGGCGAGGTTTTCGCCTGGAAATTAACATAGTGAAGTTGGAACAGAGCGGGACAGTTCGGGACAGTTACCCAAACTGTCCCACGGAGCAAATGCCCGGAACTGTCCCGAACTGTCCGCCCGGATGAGGGGTCGAAAATGTCGGAAGATTTCTTTTACAAGGGACATGAATATTCGTTCGTATGCAAAAGAACGCACGTCACCCGTGATGGTCGCAACATCGAGCTGAACGTCTACCGAACCCATTGCGCCGCGTGCGGCGAGGAGTTCGAGACGATGGCCCCACCACCGTCGGCCGGCCGGTACATGACCAGGCGCTGCAGCGAGCATCGTCGGCCGGGAGTGCGGGTCTGACGAGCTTGACGCCACCCCGCAAATCACCCACGATGCCCCCGTCCCCACGATCCGCCGAGGCGACCCGAGAGGGCCGCCGTGGCAAGCCAGAGCTTTACGAACACCGCACGGCTCATGATCGAGCCCCGCATCCGCGCAGCCGATTTGCAGCGCGAGGCGCACGACGGGAACACCACCCGCGACTGCTCCACCGTCGAGCGCGTCATCCGGGCCGGACCCGGCAACTCCCGCATCGACGCTACCGGCGTCCAGCGCGTCCTACAGTCCCCGCTCGACCGGCTCCACGCCCGCGGTCTCCTCGCCCCCCGCGTCGGCAAGCAACCGCACGACGCCGCTCTCGACCGCATCCTGTTCGAGGCCGGCGACCGCTGGCGCCGCGACTGGTACCTGTCGGGGCTCGCCGGACCCGGGACCTGCAATCTCGACGGCGCTGGCGGCGGATCTGGCGACCCGGCATGGTGCACCCCGGCCACCGAGCGCGCCGCAGCCCATCGCGCCATGTGGCGGCAGGCCAGGCGCGTCCTCGACGACGAGCAGCGCATCGTCGTGGGTGGCGTCGTCCTCGACGAGCGCACGGTCTACGACGTCGGATGCGAAGTCAGCCGTCGTCGCCGCAAGGCCGTCGCCCTCGCCGCAGGCATCGTCCGTCTGCGCTCCGGCCTGCGGTGCCTCGCCGTGCACTACGGGATGCTGAAGGCCGAGACCGTAGCCCCACGAGAGGGCTTGACAGGCGGAACCCTATTCGGCATGGTCTAGGCAGGATGGCGAATTGCGCCCGGGAGGATGAAACCGACCGGGCGTTTTGATTCGATGTGGCGCTGCAAGCGCGAAGACTGGAATGGGCGGGCCGGATCAACCGCCAGGGCGAAAGCCGAAAGAGGACCGGCCCCGCATCGAAGCAGTTCAGCCGGGTAGAGCAGTGGCAGCTCGCCAGCCTCATAAGCTGGAGGTCGACGGTTCGATCCCGTCCCTGGCAACCAAGTCGGCATGGAGGGCGGCGCCCGTCCGACGCACCGGTCAACCCGGCAGCGAGGGTAGCGGTCGCCGATCGAATCCATGCCCACGACCGGGGCGGCGTCGGGCTGTGAATCCCGCTGCCCCGGTCAACTCGTTCCGGTCGGCCTCTGCCGACGGCAAGCCCCGGAGCGTTTCGTGAAGCCGGACCATCGCAGCCCGGAAGCCGCCGTCTACCGGCGCTGGTACAAGACCGCCCGCTGGCGGGCCATCGCCAAGCATCAGCGCCGCATCGAGCCGACCTGCCGCATGTGCCGCTCCATGGGCCGCATCACCGCGGCCACGGTCTGCGACCACGTCACTCCGCACCGCGGCGACCCGGACGCCTTCTGGGCGGGGCCGTTTCAGTCCCTCTGCGACGCCTGCCACTCCGGGCCGAAGCAGCGCGAGGAGCGCGGAGGCGTGGTGAGGCTCATCGGGGCGGATGGGTGGCCGGTCGAGTGACGCAGGGGGGGGCGGGTCAGAACGCTGGCGGGCGCAAGTTGCGTACCGGCGGGGTACAAAATCTTTCGCAAAGCCGCATAGATTTACGGAAAGGCTAAATGGCGACGCGGGGTCAGAAGCCGAAGCCGGCGCACCTTCGACTGATCGATGGCACGCATCGGACGACGCGCCACGGCAAGATCGATGGTGCGAAGGTTGCGGTCGAGGCGTCGGCGTCTCAGTTCGGTAAGCTGGGACGGCCGAAGTGCCTGAAAGGCGATGCGCTCGCTGCTTGGCGGAAGTACATCGAACCTGCCTATTGGCTGGATGGATCGAAGGAGCCGGCGGCGATCGCGTTCTGTGAACTGTGGCAAGAATTCCGTTTGGCGCCGATGAGCTTTCAGGCGGCCAAGCACGGGCAGTTGCGAGCTTACATGAGCGAGCTCGGGCTTACGGACGAGCGCAACCGCACGGCTGACCAGCCGAAGGAGCCTGATGAGTTCTTCGGGGATTGATCGCGCCACGGCTTATGCCGAGGCGGTGGTCGACGGGCGCATTGTTGCGGGTCCGCATGTGCGGAATGCCTGCCGACGGCATCTGGACGACCTGTCCCGCAGCGACTTGTCGTTCGACCATGAAGCGGCGGCCAAGGCGCTTCGGTTCTTCGAGGACAGGCTACGCCTCAGCGAGGGGCAGTTCGAGGGTAAGCCGTTTCGGTCGCAGCCGGCGCAGGACTTCATCATCGGATCGCTGTTCGGGTGGAAGAAGCTCGACGGCATGCGGCGGTTCCGTCGGGCGTACATCGAGCAGGGCAAGGGCAACGGCAAGTCTCCGCTGGCAGGGGGCATTGGGCTCTACGGCTTGACGGCTGACGGTGAGGCGGGGGCGGAGATCTACTCCGCTGGCGCGACCAAGGAACAGGCCGGAGTCCTGTTTCGCGACGCGGTCAAGATGGTCAACAAGTCGCCGGACCTGGATAAGCGGCTCGAGCGAAGCGGAGGGGCGGGAAAGGAATTCAACCTCGCCTATCTGCCGAAGGGATCGTTCTTCCGCCCGGTATCGCGTGAGACGAAGAAGACGGGGTCGGGGCCTCGGCCTCACTTTGCTCTGGTCGACGAGCTGCACGAACATCCGGACGGCGGTGTCATCGAGATCCTGGAGCGCGGGTTCAAGTTTCGGCGCCAGCCGCTTTTGCTGATGATCACGAACTCGGGAAGTGACCGGAATTCGGTTTGCTGGACCGAGCACGATTACGCGGTGAAGGTCGCCGCGGGAAACCGAGAGGCGACGGACGGGGACGCGCACTATCTCGGTGAGAGGTGGGGTCGCACGGACGAGGAATTCTCGTATGTGTGCGCACTGGACCCAGATGACGACCCGCTGAACGATCCGTCGTGTTGGATCAAGGCCAACCCGCTGATGGGCGTCACCATCACGGAGGATTATCTGGACGGTGTGGTGTCCATAGCCAAGGACATCCCGGACAAGCTGAACAACATCCTTCGTCTTCACTTTTGCCGATGGACCGATGCGGCGACGGCATGGATGACGCGGGCAGCGCTCGAACCGTGCATCGGCGACTTCGATCCCGTCAAGCACCACGGGAAGCCGGCATGGATCGGCTTGGATCTGTCGCAGAACAAGGACATCACGGCCATGGTGGTCGTGGTGAAGACGGGCGAGATCAAAGTCACGGCGACCAGGGATGGCGCGGTGCAGACCGTGACCAAGCCGACGTTCGACGCATGGTTGGAAGCTTGGACGCCAGGAGACACAGTGGCGGCCCGCTCCGTAAAGGACAAGCTGCACTACGATGTTTGGGTCCGTGAAGGGTTTCTGCACGCGCCGCCGGGGCAAAGCATCCGGTACGATCACGTTGCGCAGGCCCTCGCCGAGTATGTGCACGACTACGATGTGCAATGCGTCGCCTATGACCGCTATGCGTTCAAACGCGGGTTTGAGCCGGAATGCGCCAATCTCGGGATTTCGGTCGAGTTCGTCGAGCACCCGCAGGGCGGCGTGAAAAAGGGCAAGGCAACGGAGGCGATGGCGCGGGCTGCGGAGGAGCAGGGGCGCGAGCCGGAGGGCCTTTGGATGCCTGGGTCCGTGCGTGACCTGGAAGACGCTATCGCAGAACGACGAATCCGCATTCGGAACAATCCAGCGATGATCTCCGCAATCATGTCCGCTTCGACGGATCGTGACCGGTGGGGAAACTACTGGCTGTCCAAGGAGCGTTCCGCGAACAAGATCGACGCCGCGGTTGCGCTTTGCATGGCGCTCGGCGCGGCGATGTCGGCTCCGGTTGCCGAGTTCGACCCCCGCACGATGATCGCTTTCGCGTAAGGATCCACCACATGACCGTCGTTCGCAAAGCCGGGACCGCGGAGGTCGACGGCATGGACTTCGTGCTGTCCGACGAGACCGTCGACCGGTCCGGCGACGTAGTCATGGCGGCCGGTTGGGATCTTCGCGCCTTCAAGAAGAACCCGATTGCCTTGTTCGGGCATTCGGCGTCGTTCCCGGTCGGGACGTGGGAGGACATCCGCGTCGAGGACGGTCGGCTCAAGGCGCGGCTTCGGCTCGCCGACCAGGGCACGTCCTACCGCATCGACGAAATCCGCCGGCTGGTGCAGCAGCGCATTCTTCGCGCGGTGAGCGTCGGCTTCAAGCCCATCGTCGCGGAGCCGATCGACTCGGCCAAGCCGTACGGGCCACAGCGCTACAAGAAGCAGGAATTGCTCGAGGCCTCGTTGGTCTCCGTCCCTGCCAACCCTGCGGCTCTTTCCCTGGCGAAGAGCCTGAACATTTCCGCTGAGACGATCTCCCTGGCCTTTGGCGAGCATGCCATTGAGGGCGACGGGATGGTGCGACGCGGCTTCCACGGCGAGCAAGCCGACAAGACCACGACCATTCGGAAAGACCCGACAATGTCCAAGCCTCTCGCCAAGCAGATCGAGGACGCGCACGCTGAGGTGATCCAGCTCCGCGACAGCCTCACCCTCCACGTCGCCAACGAGGACGCCGACCCGCTCGTCACGAACGAGATGTCAGCCACCATCGCCGCCAAGGAGGAGCGTCTCGCCGCGCTCAAGAACGCCGAGGCGGCGCTCGCGGCCAAGTCGTTCCCGATCGGCGGCGGTGGCGTCGCTTCGCCGGCCGTGAACCGCCGCCCGCTGGGTTTCCCGCAGGCCGAGGTCAACCCGGTCGATCTGCTCGTCCGCGCCATCACCGTGCAGGGCATCGCGGCCTTCGGTGCCGGCAACAAGTCGGTCGACCGCGTCCTCGACGAACGCTATCCGGGCCACGAGGCGACCGCGATCATCGCCAAGGCCGACCAGACCATTGGCACGACCACGGTGTCGGGCTGGGCTTCCGAGCTGGTGCAGACCGTCAACCAGGGCTTCATCAACGCGCTCACCGGCATGTCGGTCTATCCGGAGCTTCGCGCTGCCGGCGTCGGGCTGAACTTCGATGGGATCGGCACCATCAATCTGCCGCGTCGGACGGCCGGCGGCGCGGGCGGTGGTTTCGTCGCCGAGGGTTCGCCGATCCGCGTCGGGCGCATCACCACCGCTTCGGCTTCGCTCACCCCGAAGAAGATGGGCGTGATCGTCCCGTTCTCGCGCGAGCTGGCGAAGCGGTCGACGCCTGCGATCGAGGCGATCGTCCGGCAGGCGATCCTGGAGGACACGGCGTCGATCCTCGATTCCGCGCTCCTGGACGCCACGGCGTCGAGCACTGCGCGCCCGGCGGGGCTGCTCAACGGGGTGTCGGCGGTCGGCGTCGGCTACGGCGGCGGCGACCATCAGGCGGTCAAGGAGGACTTCCGGGCCCTGCTCGCGCCGTTCATCGCGGCCAACGCTGCGGACAACATCACCGTCATCATGAACCCGGCGCAGTCGCTGTCCATCGCCATGATGGACGGGCCGTCCAACAACACAAACTGGTTCGCCGGCATCTCCGGTCGCGTGAACATCGTCGAGTCGACCTACGCCACGGCGGGCCGCCTGATCGCGATCCGCAACAGCGACTTCTACACGGCGACCGGCGACGCGCCGGAGTTCGACATCAACGAGACGGCGACCGTCCACATGGAGGACACCACGCCTCTGGAGATCGTCTCCGGCACCGGCCCGACCACGGCCGACCCGGTGCGGTCGTTCTTCCAGACCGCGACCGTCGGCGTCCGCATGCTCATGGACGTGTCCTGGGTCATGGGGCGCCCCGGCATGGTGCAGTGGGTGAACGGCACCTCCTACTGACGACACTTGGCCCGCCGGGCAACCCTCGGCGGGCCATGGCCCTGAACGGCGCCCCGGGCCGGCGCGATCATCGTTCCAGAAAGGGAGACCACCATGGCCGTTCGCAAGTTCACCGTCACCGCGACCACCGCGTCGGACGGTACCGCCACCGAGTATTCGCCGTACCTCAGCGGCAAGGTGGTCTCGTGCTACTACGTCAAGCCGGGATCGGCGTCCTACACCGACGGCGTCGACTTCACCATCACGTCCGAGGCGACCGGCGAGTCGATCTGGACGGAGGCGAACGTCAACGCTTCGGCGATCCGCTATCCGCGGGCGGCGACGCACTCGAATGCCGGCGTGGCGGCGCTCTACGCGGCTGGCGGAACGGCGGTGCTCGACAAGATCGCGCTCGGCCGTGACCGCATCAAGGTCGCCATCGCGTCGGGCGGCGACAGCAAGGTCGGCACGTTCTATTTCCTCATCGAGGATTGACGCGCCAGGTGGCGGGGCTTCGGCCCCGTCGCCTCAACAGGAGCCTGACGATGACCGAAACGTGGTACGTGCTCGAGGACGGCACCGCGGCCGATCCGGCCGATGTGGTCAGCGACAGCGGGCGCCTGCGTCATGCCGACGGCCGCTATGTCGCCATGCGCTTCGGCGACGTGCCGTCGACCAGGAGTATCGACCCGGCAGCCGAGCGCGCGAAGGTGGCGATGGCGGCAGTCATGAGCGGGGATATTTCTGCTGACGAGGCGCGTGAAATCTCCGGCCTGCCAAAGGTTGAAAGCAAGCCGGCCCGCGTCTACAGCACCCGCGACATGAAGGCCCGCCGCTGAATGGGCCTGCTCGACTGGTTCCGTAACATCGGCGGGCGGACGAAGGCGGCGGAAGGGGCTGTCAGCTCCGGTCCGTACCTGACCTCCGAAGGATGGCTCGCCGCCGGTAGCCCGTGGAATTTCTGGCAGCTCGGACGCAATCCGGAGCCCTATGCGTCGTCGTCGGCCATGGTCGAGGCTTGCGTCTCGGCCTATTCGCAGACCATCGCGATGTGCCCTGGCGACCACTGGCGCCGTTTGTCCAACGGTGGGCGCGAGCGGGTCACGGATTCGCCGCTCGCCCGGATCATCACGCGCCCGAACGACTACCAGTCGATTTCCGACTTCCTCCTCAACGCGACCCGCGAACTGTACCAGACCGGCGAGTTCTTCGCCCTCGTGATCAGGGACGAACGCGAGCAGCCGGCGGAACTGCATCTGATGCGGTCCCGGCAGTGCGTGGCGCAGATCGCAACGGATGGGTCGATCTACTACAACCTCGGTGGAAACCAGATCATCGAGCAGCGCATCGGCGGTGGGATCGTGGTCCCGGCTCGCTACGTGCTCCATGTCAGGCTGCATACGCCGCGTCACCCGCTGAAGGGCGAAACTCCGCTGATGGCGGCGGCGCTCGACGTGGCGGCGGCAAATGCGGCTCTCCGGCAGCATATCGCGTTCCTGGACAACCAGGCCCGCCCGTCGATCATGCTGTCGACGGACAAGGTCATGACCGCCGCGCAGGTCATGGAATTGCGTGAGGCCTGGAATGCGCAGACCCGCGGCGAGGGCGCCGGCGGCACGCCGATCCTGTCCGGCGGCCTCAAGCCGATGACGGTGTCGACGTCGGCGCAAGACTCGCAACTCGCCGAACTCATGAAGATGAGCGACGAGAAAATTGCCCTCGCGTACCGCGTACCGTTGCAGATCTTCGGCATCGGCGGCACGCCGTATGCATCGACCGAGCTTCTGATGCAGTCGTGGATTGCCAGCGGGCTCGGGTTTGCGCTGAACCATATCGAGGAAGCGATCGGGAACGTGTTCGGGCTTGCCGGCTACCCGAATGAGTATGTCGAATTCAACACCAAGTCTCTTCTTCGGTCCTCGTTCCGTGAGCGCATCGAGGGCTTGGCCCGGTCGACCCTCAGCGGCATCCACTCGCCGGACGAAGCGCGGAACGAGGAGGATCTGCCGACGGTCCCCGGCGGCTATGGCGCCGAGCCCCGCGTTCAGCAGCAGGTCATCCCGCTCAGCGCGTGGGAGCGCGGTCTGATGAAGGGTGCGTCCGATCCCGCGGCGGGTCAGCCGAGCGCCGGCGCGGCGAAAGAACAGGACGGCGGCGACGATGCAGACTGGTCAGTCGATGCGATCGCCAAGCGGCTCCGTGAATACGCGCTACACTGACGCGCTCGAGCTTGCGCTCGGCCGCGTCATCGCGGACATGGCGGCAAAGGCCGATCTCGCGACGGCAAGGGCCGAGGCCGTGGTCGCCAGTATGCAGGCGCGGCTTGCCGAGGCTGGAGCGCGGTGCTCCGCGCTCGAGGCTGCCGTGACGAAGCGGGCAGACGATGTGCTCGCAGATGTCGCGGCACGGGCCGGCGAGCGGGTTCAAGCGGCGGTCGCGGATCTCCGCGGCGCATCGGACGCGGCTGTTGCCGCGATCGGCGCTCGTGTCGAGGCGGTCGAGGTGGCGTTGCGAGAGACCATGCCAGATTTGGCGCCGCTGGTGGCTCGGCTCGATGCCGTCGAGGCTCGCAAGATCCCGGAGGTCATCCACGGCAAGGACGCGGTGCTGCCGGACATCGACGGCATGGTGAAAGCGTCCGTCGCCGAGGCGGTCGCGGCGATTGCGCCACCCGATGTGGCGCCGCTGGTCGACGCCGCCGTCCGCGCCGCGGTCGCCGAAATCCCGGCCCCGCGCGATGGCCGCGACGCGGACCAGGAGGCAATCAAGGCCATGGTCGTCGATGCCGTCGCAGCCGTG